ATGAAATCCTTGACAACATCGGGACGAAGTACGTCTTCTAGTTTTTATTTGTAATTAATTTATGTGAGAGAGCTTACACGCTGGTGTCTGACAACTACCCGAGCTGTTACTTTCAAATCATGTCGGGTGGTTTGATGTATTCGGTCAAAGGGGTGCGCGCAAAATCGCTTGAAGCCACGATGATGGTCAATGGCATTTGCGAAGGTAAATGGGAAATGGTTGGTTTCCTTGATGGGGACCCCGTCGCGGCGAGTTTGGGGACCAGCACGATGACAGCCTGGAAGACCCCCGGGATCATCACTGATGACAATTCTGGCGATATTGTTTTTGGGGCAACGTACGACACGACCAACGGGACGCTCACGGGCGGAACGAGGTATCCGTCCAGCGGCCTGAAATTCAAGATCGACAACACAAATGCAAAGGCAAGGTTTTTCCTGGGCGGAAATACTGTTGCAACAGGCAGGCGTGATACCACGGGAGAAATTGCCTGTGATCTAACCGCTGCCCAACGACTGGATTTCATCCAAAAGTGGTCAACATCAACGCTCGAATCATTGGGATTCCAAATCGGTTTGACTGCGGGTAACTCCATCCGCATTTGGGCGCCTGCGACAGAACGAGGCGACCCCGAAAATTTCGACGATGATGAGTTGTTGCTGACCATGCAGAAATTCCGCTGCCGGCCAACAACCGCCCTGGGGAATGACGAATTCCGCATTGTTTTGGGCAATTGATCGTCATGAAATTTGAAATCAAACTGGTTGCTCCGGCTGAGATTGTTGTGGCGGTGCCTGTTTTGTTGGCATCCCAATCCGAGGTTGTAGGTGATGGCGAAAATCCCAGCGATCAACCGACCTTGGATTTTGTTTGCAAGCACCTGGGGCCGAATGAGATTGCGGCCTGGATCGAATCGTTCGGCGAAACCCGCAGCGCTGCAAGCGCAATGGCCGAGGTCGTGAAGGGATTTCGCACCACCGTGCGCGATGAGTTTGGCAATGCGTTATCAGCCAACGCGCGCAGCCTGGCCAAATTGCTTGACCAGGTCGAGGCGCAGCCTGATGCCGATGGTTCCAAGCGCAGTTTGTTTTGGGCCTTTGTCGCTGAGTATCAGCGGGCACTGGCAAAGGGCGCAGAAAAAAACTCAGGCGCGTCGCGCTGCTGATGACCGGCCTCGCAGAGCGGGGGGGGTCATCTTGGGTAGCGCGGCGCGGGCCGGAGGCGGCACTTGGGCCCAATCAGGTTGCGGTCTGGCCGGAAAACATGGGGGCTGTTGATGTTTTCGGCGCACTCAGCACCCAGTGGCGATATAGACCAGATGGCCGACTTGTTGGTCTTGACCTGGCTGCGCTGGCCGGGCTTTGGAGCATCTATGGGATTGCCCGCAAAGACCGGCGCCGGGTTTTGTGGGGTGTGCAAGTGATGGAGCAAGCCGTGATCAAGGCGGCGGGGTAAGAGGCAATGAGCAACCAGGGCGCAGTCAAGATCGAGATCGAACTGACGGGAGCCCGAGAGGCTGCCGCCGGTGTTGATGGCGTTAACGCGGCTCTGGGGCGTGGCACAACGGCAGCGGCAGGTTTCGACAGGCCGCTGGGTACGGTTGCAGCTGATCTTGCTGCGATTCGCCAGGCCGGCGCGCAAGCAGCGGCCGGCACCCAAGCGTTCACCGCACCACTGCCCGCAGCCGGCGCCACGGCCGGCGCCACAGCAGCTCGCGTGCGCGAGCTGGGTGAGGCTCACACGATCAGCGCCAAGCAGACGGCGGCAGCCATGCGCGGGTTGCCGGCTCAGCTGACGGATGTGGCCACGCAGCTGGCTGGGGGTCAAAACCCGCTGCTGATCATGTTGCAGCAGGGCGGCCAGGTCAAAGATCAATTCGGCGGACTGCGGCCGATGTTCAGCGCGTTGGCTTCGGCCGTCAGCCCCGCTGGGCTGGCCATCACCGCTGTGGGCGGCGCTGTAGTCGCCATGGGGCTGGCCGCTTACCAGGGCGCATCGCAGCAGGACACCCTGCGGCGAGCGCTGATCTTGAGCGGCGGTGCCGCAGGGTTGACCGAGGGTCAGATTGCCGTGCTGAACCGCACGACGGCTCAAGCCCGCGATGTCACGGTGGGTAGCGTGCAGGAGATCACGGCCGCGCTGGTTGACGCTGGCACCGTTGGCGGTGCAGGGATTGATTCGGCGACCAAGGCTGTGCTGGCCTTGCAGCGTGTGAGCGGCCAGGCGACAGACGCCATCATCGGCCAGTTCGCCGGCATGTCATCAGCTCCAACGGCCTGGGCCGCCAAAGCCAACCAGGCCTATCGATTTTTGACTGCGGCTCAATATGACGAGATTCGGGCGCTTGAGGCTCAGGGGCGTGGCGACGAGGCGGTACGCAAGACTCTGGACGCGCTGACCGCCACGATGGACAGCAGGGCCATGCCGGCCCTGGGCACGCTTGAGCGTGCATGGCGCACGACGACGGCAGCCATATCGGGGTTTTGGGAAGGCCTCAAAGCCATTGGCCGCGACAAGACGGCCGATGAACGCATTGCATCGTTGACGGCCAGGATCGAGGCCGCACAAGCGGCGCTGGACAAGGCTCGCTCAAAAAGAGGCACAAGCGCAGCGGTGCCGAGCGCCGCCGATCCGCTGATTGAAAGAGCGCAACGCAAGCAAGCAGACGATCTTGCGCGCATGCTGTCTGAGCGTGATGCGCTCGCCGGTGCCAACAACCTCACCCTGCTGAATTCAGCCGCAAACGGCGCAGCGCTGAAAGCGGATCTGGACAAGATAAAGGACATGCAGGCGGCGCACCAGGCTGCCGTGGCCACGCTGGACCGCGCCAATGCAGCCCGGACTTTGGCGGATTTGGAAACCTCGCTGGAGATTCGCCGCGAGGCATCGAACAAAGCATTTGAACAAGACGAGATCACAGCCAAAGAGCATCAGGACCGGCTCTATCAAATCGACCTGGCCGGCCTGGCTGGGCGCGAGGTTCAGGTCAAGCGCCTGGCTGAAATCGAATCCAACCTCGAGCCGACGAATCCTGAAGAGGCGCTTGCAAAGAAGGCGGCGCTGGTCGCATACGGCACCCAGCTTGAAGAGCTGCGCAAGCAGCGCATGGCCCTGTCCGCAGAAGAGCGGTCTGGCTCACGCGACGTGGCGCCCAAAAGCCGCAGCATTGGCCCCGGCGATGGTTTGGCGCAAATGCGCGCGGCCGACAGCGCAGCGGCTCAGGCCGACATTGACTCGCGCAAGGCAGCAGCAATGCAGGCCGCCAGCGAGCTGTTGGACGCAAACCGGCAGCTGAGCCAGGCGCTCATCACAGACGATCATCAGCGCGGCATTGCGCAGATCAACGAAGAGCAGCGGGTGTTGGATTCGCGGCTGAAACTTGAGGGTCAGTCCGCCAATGACCGCCAGCAGATCGAGGAGCGCCTGGCTGATTGGCGTGTGATGCGCGAGCAGCAGCTGACCGAGCAGCTCAAGCCCTACTGGCGCCAGCAGCTCGATGCGTGGGCCGACAACAACCGGCTGATGCGCGAGTCTTACGACGAGACGATGGGCATGATCGTGCGCGACGGCGAAGATGCCTTCGTCAAGCTCATCACTACCGGCAAAACCGATTTCAAGGCCCTTACGGCCGACCTGGTCAGCCAATGGGCCCGGCTGCAATTTCGACAAGGCGGCGGTGGCCAGGCCATGGCGGACCTGGGCGCCAGCGCCATGGAGGCGCTGGGTTGGAAGACGCTGAAGGGCTACGGCTCAGCAAAAGAGGGTGACGCCAACTTCATGGGGCCGCTGCTGCCAGGCGCTGGCGCCAGCGGCGGAGCCGCAGCCCAAGGGGCGGCGCTCAACAGTGCGGCGACGCAACTTGGAGGAGCTGGCAGCACGCTCGCAACGGCCGGGGCATCGCTTACCACGGCCGCAGCTGACCTGGTCGCTGCGGCCGCGATGATGCGTGGCGGCGGTGGGGGCGGTGGCCTGGGTTTGATCGGCCTGGGCGGCGGCTCAAGCTCCAGCGGCGGCGCTGGTGGCATCGACTACACGACGCCAACTCCCCAGGCGGGTTTTGCCGTTGGCGGTGCATTCGGTCAGGGCGAGGTGTTGACCCGGCCGACCTCGTTTCGCTACGTGCAAGGCGGGCAGGTTCGGTCGGGCATTGCGGGCGAGGCCGGCCCCGAGGCTGCGATCCCGCTGCCTGGCGGTGGCGTGTCGGCCGCAGTGGGCGGCCAGGCGATCGGGTCTCTGCCGCTCACGCGGATCAATGGCGTGCTGGGCGTTGATGTAACGGCGCTGGCTGCAAACATGCAGCGTCAGACGGCCGCACCGCGTGCCTTTGCTTCTGGGGGCGCTTTTGGTTCCATGTCAACCTCGCTGCCCTCTTCGGCTTCTTTGGCGGGCGGGGCATCAAGCGGCCGTGCGCCAACGATGGTCAAGCTTGACGTGCATTTCGCTGGCAACGGAGTCAGCCGCAACGAAATGGCCGCATTCGCTCAGCAGCTTCGGCAATCCGCGATTGACGGCGTAGCCGAGGCTGCGCGCCGTGGCCGGAGGGTTTGATACATGACGGTCTACGCCTGGCCCGTTTCCGACGCTGACGCGGCCTATGCAATCGAGGCCGTGGAGCCGGCTATTCGCACGCTGACGGATTCGTCCGTGTCGCCCCTATCCGGTGACATTCAGACGACCGCCTTGCCCGGCAGCCGCTGGGCCTGGACTGTGCACATCCCCGACCAGACCTGGGCCGAGCGGCGCCGGCTGTGGGCGTTGTTGGCGGCACTGGGCGGGCAGCAACATCGGCTGTCGATGTTCGACGCCAGCCGGCCTGTGCCGGCTGGGTCCATCCCCTTGAATGGCGTTACTGTGAGTTCGTCTGCCGCGCAATTTGCGGATTCAGTAACGCTGGCCACCGGCGCGGCGGGGTGCACTGTCAAGGCCGGAGACTGGATCAAGCTGGGCTCGACTAACTCCGCTCAGCTTGTCATGGCTGTGGCTGACGCTACGGCTGATGGCGGTGGCGTCATTGTTGTGAGCTTCCGCAGTCTTTTGCGTGCTGCTGTTGCGGCCGGGACATCGGTGGTGCTGGACTATCCGCGCGGGCTTTTTGTACTGGCGGACCCGGATTTGACAGGCGGCAAAGTCGTGGGTGACGGGTTTGCCGACCCCATGGTTTTTGAGCTGCTGGAGGTGTTCACCCCATGAGCTTGCGTGACGTATCCAGCGATTTCGATGCGGCCATGCAGGCCGGTCACGTCACAACGCTGACCCTGGCCGAGTTTCAGTTGAGCAGCGGCACGCTGTATTTGACGGATTGCCCGCACGATGTGACGTGGGCCGGCGCGACGTGGGCCAGTGCCTACGGCATCGGATCAATTGGCGACGTTGCTGAGACGGCGGGCGAGGTGCGAGGGTTGTCGTTTTCGCTATCAGGACAGGTGACCGGCTTGATTGCCAGCGCGCTCAGCGAACCAATTCAAGGGCGGGTGGTCAAGCTGCGGCTTGCAGCCGTCAAAACCGGGGGCGGCCTGGCCGTTGACGAGCTGGTGTGGATCGGCACGCTGGACCAGCCGTCTGTGCGGCGCGCCGAAGACGGCACAACCGCGATCACGATCACGGCAGAGCACATGCTGGCGCGGTGGGATCAGCCCCACTTGATCCGGCACTCGCATGCAGATCAACAGCTGCTGCACCCCGGGGATATGTTTTATTCGTTTGCCGCGAAACTCGCCGACGCAACGGTTGCGTGGCCCAACGTTGAGTATTTTTACAAATGACCGCGCCAACAGATCGCGTTGATGACTGGCCCGAAGCGCTGGCTGATTTTGTCGAGGAGCGGCGCGCAACGCCGTTTGCCTGGGGGTCAAACGACTGTGTGACGCATGCGGCCGACGCAGTGCTGGCGATGACGGGCGTTGATGTGTTGGGCGAGCTGCGAGGGTCATGGTCAACGGAGTCCGCAGCGCTGGCGCTGCTGGATGGCTTGGGCGGCATGCAGGCGGCGGTTACCGCCGCACTTGGCCAGCCGTTGGCGAATGTGGCTTACTTTTCGCGGGGCGACGTGGCTTTGATCGTTGAGCCCACAGACCCGCCACGGACCTATCTTGCAGTCGTGTTGGGGCCCGATTTGGTGGCCCCTGGGTCTCGGCAAGCCCGGCGTTTGCCGTGGTCTTGGGTCGGTGTTGTGTGGCCTGTTGGCCGTGTTTCGGACGAACCGGTATGAGCAAAGCGGGTGTTCACGACACATTGATGGCAGCGCGCAACGGCGCGATTGCATATGCGTTGTCTGGCTACCCATGGGCTGCTGCGGCTGCGATGGCCATGAGTCTTTACGGCTCAAATCGGCAACACACGGCAGAGTCTCGCGCGCGACGCGCTTACAACGATGCTCAGCGCGACAGAATGCAAATGGTGCGCAGCGGCACGGCGGCCCGGTCAATTTTGTTCGGTACAGACCGGATTTCAGGCTCGCTTGTTTATCTTGGCCACAGCGGCGACAAAAGCCAGTTTTTGCACATGGTCGTCGCGCTTGGGGCGCACGAGTTTGCCGAGATCGGGACGATCTATTTCAACGACATTGCGCTGCCAAACCCCGATGCAGACGGGTGGATCAATGGCGGCGCATTTTTCAAGGCAGAACACCCGGAACTTGTCACATACACGAATACCGTGCCGGCCCTTTCCGTGTCTTTGCCGGGCACGCAGAGCGAGATCGTGAGTGTGACCCGCAGTGACCAGCCACCTGGAACGACCGGGCGAAAAACGACCGTTGTTGCGTCCAGCGACTGGACTGCCACCAGTGCAACCGTCACCATTGCTTCGTCGTTGGGCGCTGCCTACTACACGATAAACTACAAGGCGCCTGGCGTAGGCCGGGCGCTGGTGCGCGTCAAGAAGTACGTGGGCAATCAGACTGCGGCCGATGCCACCCTCATCACCGAGAGCGGCGGCGAATGGACGTCTGAGCACGTGGGGTACGGGGTGCCTTACCTGTACATCCGACTTGAGTACGACCAGGACGTTTTCGGGGCGATCGGGATCCCGACCGTCAGCGCGATTTGCCGGGGCGCGATCGTGTACGACCCGCGCCGCAATCAATGTCCGGTGGCCGATTTGGCCGGCGGTACAGCAGACGCTTTGCCGCCCGGTGTGACCTTGACCGGTTTGCCATACGGCGTCAACGCTACGTTGACAAGTCGTTTCACCGACCCGGCCACAGGCTTGCCGTTTGTTGAGCTGCGGTTCCAAGGCACAGCCTACGGCGGGGGCACCGCAAGGCTGGAGTTTGGCGCCATTGCGGATTGCCCTGCTGGTGCGCATGGGCAGGCCTGGGCGGCTCGCGTGCCAGCCTGGGTGGTTTCATCAGCAGGCGTTCCGCTGATCTATGTTCGTGCAGCGATTTACAGCGGTGCGTCAGACGGCACGGAGACATTCGAGGGCCGCAGCGACAGCGCGTCGACCTGGCCACTGGCAAGCGGTCCTGAGCAGCTGCTGGTGACCACATCAGATTTGCACGTTGGCGCTGTGCGAGTGGGGGTGCGGCTGCTGGTGTCATTCGACGCTGGCTCGGTCGATGTCAAGCTGCGCGCGTATTTGCCGCAGCTATGGGCCGGCTCAGCCAGCTCGGCTTACGACCCCTGGGCGCAATCGCCGAACGCAGCGTTGTGCACGGCCTGGTGGCTGCGGCATCCCGTGGTGGGCGGTCGACAAGAGTGGGGCGCGGTTTCAACGGCCGAGCTGTGCTCAGCAGCGGCGATATGCGATGAAACCGTGACCGTGGGCTCGGACGTCGTTCAGCGCCGCTACACAGCCAACGGCGCGATGAGCACCAGCGATACGCTGCGTGAGATTTTTGACGCACTGCTGGGCGCAATGTCTGGGTACGGCGCCTGGGCTCAAGGCCGGTGGTTATTGCGGGCCGGCGCTTACGAATCTCCCGAGCTGACAATCGATGAATCTTGTTTGGCACAAGGAGATATTGATATTGTACCAACTGTTTCGCGCCACGAGTTGTTTAATGGAGTTACCGGAAAATATTTTGATGCCAGCGCCGGTTATATCGAGCGCGAGATTCCTCTTGTAACCAATCCTGTATATGTTGCGGCTGATTATGGTTCGGTCTATACCCGCAGTGGCGCCGAATATCCTTTGTGCCGCGACGGCATGCGGGCCCAGCGGCTCGCAAAGATCGAGCTGGAGTCGATTCGCACAGCGGGGGCTGTGTCACTGACGTGCAATCTCAAGGCCTACCGTGCGCTTGCTGGGCGGACCGTGCGGCTGGTTTTGAGCCGCTGGGGCATTGACAAGACGATGCTGGTGACCGAGCGGGTTTATGTGCCTGCGACCAGGCGCATCAAGTTGCGCTTGATTGAGGTGTCCGCATCGGTGTACTCGTGGAACTACGGCAACGCAACGCTGGTGGCAGAGGCCCCGTTGTCGTCGCTGCCGGTGGTGATTGGGCGTCCTTCCGCTCCCAGCAGTTTGTCTGTTGCGCTGGTGCCTGAGTCAACCGGGGGTGTCAACAGCGCCGAGGTCCGCACCTACTCGGTGCTTGTCACGTGGCCGGCAACGAATGACGCGCAAGTGCTGTCGGGCGGGCGGGTGCTGGTGCAACTCAAGCGTGATGATGCGTCCGCATGGATGGATGTTGGCGTGCTCCCTGGGACGGCAACGTCAACAAAAGTTGGCCCCGTGGATTCGTCATCTCACTCGCTGATACGTGTGGCATTTGTCAGCCCCAAGGGTGTTTCCGATTTTTTGGTGGTTACCTGCGAGCCGGCCGGTTCATTTTCTGGCACCAGCGTTTCTTTGGGTGGCCCATATTCAGTATCGATGTACGACTATCACCCCGCGTCAGCATCTATTACTGTGGGTCGTGATGGGTTTATCACGATCATGGGCGCCGGCGACCGCCACGCATGGTATTCAGACCCTCCCAATTCAACGCCTGGCGACGTTTTTTCATGCCGCCTCACCCAGGTCTCTGGCTCCGCTATTTCCGGCGCTCCGCTTGGCGCTGTCCTGCCAATCCGGTCCGACATTCGGTGGTCCCTGTGGTCCGTCGCCCCTTCGTCAACCCGGTCCGCCGCCGCAACCCTTGAGCTGCTTGACGGCTCTGGGTCGGTCATCACGTCGTGCTCTGTAACGTTTTCAGTCGTGTCGTCCATCTGACGGGCCACGGCTCCCTCCGCGTTGCGCTACGTGTATCAAACCGCTCACAAATCTGTCTCAAACCGGCCGCGTTTGTACACTGGCCGATGGTTCAGCTG